CAATACTCCAGCATTGCATGATGAATACAAAGACTGGAAAGAATATATGGATTCAGAAGATTTTGAAATGGACGCAGACAAATTCAGAAGTAAATTTGAAAGCACAGGCGGTGGCCCTACCATTAGACAAATGAGTGATTTAGAATTGGCCAACTTTTTAAACACCACTGTGGCTGAAATCAAAAAAGACAGAGAAGCAGCAGAAGAAGCAGCTATGGAATTGAATAAAAAATATTCTGAAGATAATAAATCCAGCAAACAAGATCTACACAAAGGCACCACAAAAGTAGAAGAATTAGTTAAGAGTTTTTATGACTACACTACCAATAAATTTCCCAAAGGAGAAACAGCAGTGATCACAGCAGTGCAGAAACAATATGGAGATGCTGCTGCCAAAACTGCTATCGAAACCATCAAAACATTACAGAGCGGTCAGGACAAAGAAATTGAACGCATCAAACAACTGGCAGGCTATTCTACCAAAAAATAATATTTCATTAACTACACACTTGACTAAATACACATATTAATATAGTATGTAGAAATATGTGCTATATTATAGTGAGGCACAAATACAAACAGGCAAACAATAAGGAGGCTTATAATGGCTACACTAGCAGAAATCCGCAACAAACTGAAAGAACAAGAAGTTCGTTCAGGCGGTAACACAAAAACAAGCGGCGGCGACAACGCAATCTATCCATTCTGGAATCTAAAAGAAGGAGAACAATCAACTGTTCGATTCTTGCCAGATGGCGACTCAAACAACACTTTCTTCTGGAGAGAGCGTTTGATGATCAAACTTCCATTCAATGGTATCAAAGGAGAAACTGATTCAAAACCAGTTCAAGTACAAGTGCCATGTATGGAAATGTACGGAGAATCTTGTCCTATTCTATCCGAAGTTAGAGGATGGTTTAAAGATCCTAACTTGGAAGACATGGGAAGAAAATATTGGAAAAAAAGATCATACATTTTCCAAGGTTTTGTCAAAGAAGATCCACTGAATGAAGAAACCAAACCAGCAAATCCAATTAGAAGATTTATTATTGGACCACAAATATTCCAAATAATAAAAGGAGCTCTAATGGATCCTGAAATGGAAGATCTTCCTACAGACAAAATCAACGGAGTTGATTTTAAAATTATCAAAACCAGCAAAGGTGGATACGCAGACTATTCAACTTCTGCTTGGTCAAGAAAATCCAGACCATTAACTGAAGATGAAAACAAAGCAGTGGAAACACACGGCTTGTACAACATGAGCGATTACTTGCCTAAAAAACCAACTGAAGTTGAGTTGAAAGTAATGAAAGAAATGTTTGAAGCATCTGTGGATGGTGAAGCATATGATATGGAAAGATTTGGACAATACTTCCGTCCAGCTGGCATGTCATCCAAAACTGGAGACCCGGTTATTAACACTAATGTTAAAGCTGAAACACCAAAGCCAATTGAAACTGCAACAGCAAAAGTTGAAGTTAAAACAGAATCTGTCACTGCTCCAAAAGCAGAGAGCAAAAGCAGAGCTGAAGATATTTTGGCAATGATTAGGTCTAGACAAAAACAATAAAGAGTGGTATATTGTAGTGGAGAGTTTGAATATTCTCCACTACGAATTAACAAAAGGAAAAATTTATGGCTACTAAGGCTTTCGACATATCGAAATTTAGAAAAACATTAACTAAATCCATTGATGGATTGGGATTGGGATTCAATGATCCAACAGATTGGATCTCTACAGGAAATTACGCACTGAACTATTTGATGTCAGGTGATTTTGAAAAAGGAATTCCACTGGGTAAAGTAACAGTGTTTGCTGGTGAATCAGGATCAGGCAAATCATACATTGCTTCAGGCAACTTGGTGAGACACGCACAAAAGCAAGGCATATTTGTAGTGTTGGTGGACACAGAAAACGCACTGGACCAAAATTGGTTGGAAGCATTGGGTGTGGACTGTGACGAGAAAAAATTATTAAAATTAAATCTTAGCATGATTGATGATGTGGCCAAAACCATATCAGCATTCATGAAGGAATACAAAGCAGAACACGGAGACAACAAAGAAACTGCTCCTAAAATATTATTCATCATAGACAGTTTGGGTATGTTATTAACTCCCACTGACGTAAATCAATTTGAAGCAGGAGATATGAAAGGTGACATGGGTCGTAAACCCAAAGCACTCACAGCATTGGTTCGTAATTGTGTGAACATGTTTGGTAGCTGGAATGTGGGATTAGTAGCAACCAATCACACGTATGCTTCACAAGATATGTTTGATCCAGATGATAAAATATCGGGTGGTCAAGGATTTGTGTACGCCAGTTCAGTGGTGGTAGCAATGAAAAAATTAAAATTAAAAGAAGACGAAGATGGTAACAAAGTAACAGATGTGAGAGGTATTAGAGCTGCTTGTAAGATAATGAAAACAAGATTTGCCAAACCTTTTGAAACTGTGCAAGTTAAAATTCCTTATGAAACAGGCATGGATCCTTACAGTGGATTGGTAGAACTGTTCGAAAAAGAAGGTATTCTTACTCAATCTGGTAACCGACTTAAATATGTGGACCTTAAAGGCGTGGAACACTTGGAGTATAGAAAAGGTTGGACAGGTGAAAAGTTGGATATGGTTATGAAAGAATATCACAAGATCAAACCAAAATCTGAAACAGAAGTGGAAACAGTGAAGGAAGAGAAAAAATAATGCAAGACGCCAGTCAACTGATAGAAACTTGGCAATTTTTCAAAGAATACATCGATAAGAAACAGATCGAAGTGGTGGCTGAGAAATATGTGGAAATGTGCGCCGACTACGGTGTGGAAGATGAACAATTCAAAGAAGCCATGGGCAATGACCAAGATTTGGACAAAGCCATCATGTACTATCTAGACATTGAGGAAGACGAGGATCAATAATGTCTGGATGGTATCAAAAGATATCCAAAGACATCAGTACCATTCCTGAAGCATTGGAATATTTCGAAAATCAATTGCAAGAAGCCAAACTGGAAATCAAAATCCGAGGCAATGTGGAAAAACAAGCAGCAGACATGCCTGGCATTGTGGAACACAGATTCAATCAATTACAAGAATTGGAAGCAGTATTAGAATATCTCAACATTGAATTGCGTAGACTACGCAGTTCTTACTTCAAAAAATATTTCGAAAGCTACAACAGAGCACTCACCAGCAGAGAAGTGGAGAAGTATGTGGATGGTGAGGCAGATGTGGTGGACTATGAAAAGATCATCAATGATTTTGCACTGATGCGCAACAAATGGTTGGGTATTTGCAAAGGATTGGACCAAAAGCAATGGCAGATGACCAACATAGTGAAACTGCGTGTGGCTGGTATGGAAGACGCCAGCATCTAATCAATCAAAAACATTTTCTCAAATCAATTTCCAGCGTAAATAGCACAGCACACCGGAATCATGAAATTATTAATCAACAATAAAGAACTGGCATATTTTCTTTGCAGTCTCATCAATCATTTTGAAATTGCTCGAGGCATGGTCAAGTATGATCGCAGTGAGAGTTGGGATCAGTTAAAAAATATCAAAAGAGAAATACGACAACACAGACGCTGGCTGAGAAAAATGCGAAATTCTGGAGAGGCTGAACAGGTGGAAGCAGCCAACCATGCCAAATGGAGTTGGGGCAAATGGCCTGGCAAATTGGAGAAAATTTTATATCGAGAGTTGACTGATTATGTGGGAAAAATATGGCAACTGATGGATCAAAATAAAGAAAAATATCTTAAAGTCATACATGAGAACATGGATCAGGTGCTGGAAGCATTGGGCACTGAGCGTGTGCTGAGCATGTACAAAAAAAGTAAGATGCAGTATTTTGTTAAGAGCACAGGGCTGACCATACACAAAGATGCTGAGTTGGTGCGTAGACAGGACTTCACTGATTATCAACAAGATTGTTTAATTAGAAATACCACAGGCAATGAACGACTGCTGACTGAAAAAATAGATAAAAAATATCCTTTTTGGTTCATAGACAGCGGCTATACCAACTTTTTAGAAACTAATAAAAAATGGCACAGATTGGTGCGCAATCACATACATCATGATCAGATGTTTGAA